TGTATAATCAAATTCTGTAGCTATGATTTGCAGTCTTAGTCTTTCAGTACCATCCATTCTCAGAGCTTGAAAGAAACCTTGTGTATCTGCACATAAGATCTTACCTGTTAGATAAGGTACATTGACAGATTCATATAACACTAATTCTAAAATTGATAAGCTAATATCAACCTCAATATCCCGTTCTGGGATACTTAGTATTACATCTCTAAATTCAAATTCACTTTGCGAAGATACTTGTGGCATTAGTTCAGTGCTTTATTAAATTCTGAATATATTTGGTTTATTACATCTGGTTTGATAATTCTGATTCTTTTACGTTTTTCATTCTCATCGATAAACCTTTCAGCAAATGTGATAGGTGTTACTAAAGAAGGTGCAGGTTGTAAAGGATCTATATCTACATAATTACCATCTGCATCTTCATAATGGTGCACTGCATCATACTGTGGACCAAAACCCTGTACAAATATAGTATCAGGATTTGTAAAACCAAATCCAGCTTCTACTACCTCTGCTTTTTGAAAGCTATAGCCAGTATTATTAGCTACTATAATTTGTCCTAGATCAGGATGAGTTTGTTCAATATTTCCTAGTGCGCCACTCTTTTTACCAGTAGCACGATTACCTATTTTAAAATCGCTTTTAAACCAGTTGTTATATGTTCTAATAAAATCATGTGGATAATATTTTTTCATTTGCTCAAATACTTCATTCGCTGTCAATGGCCATCCTTGTTCTCTTACATGATCATTGACATAAAAGAATAACCAGTAATACCTAATATCATCGTATAGTTTATACGATAAAATATCTGGTCTTTCTCCATCTAATACTGTATAATCAGCATAAGCTGTAATATCATCTTTTACCTGATCAATAATATCAACATATGTACCAAGCTTTTGAAAAACTACTGGATCTATTTCATTTCCAAAATTATATAAAACATAAGGAAATTTCGAAAAATGTGTCATTTTCCACCTCCTCCACCAAATTCTCTTGGTGTGATACTATTTCTTCTCATATATCTTCTTTCTCTAACGATATCGCCTTTATTTAAAGGTCTATATTCGATAAATTTTACATTCAATGTAGCATCATGAAACTTACCATTGCTATAAAATGACATACCGCTTGTGTTATATGTGACATCTACTGATTGTAAGTATGCAGGTAGGAACCTTGTAATGAGTGGAACTATTTCATCTAATTCGCCGTTCTCATCTTCTTTATAATAATATGCATAAATCTTCATTAAGTTAGGAAATTTATATGCCATAGAAATTCCATTAGCACCTAATTCTTCTGGTAACTGTTCCATTCTAAAGAAATCAATAATATTTTCTATTTGTATTGATTCTTTTTCATTTGTAGGTATAAGCTGAAAAGAAAAGTTCCATTCTCTAATATTAACTTGCTTAAAGATTGCTCTTGTATTAGGACTAATTTGTATACGAGTTGCGTTTTGTACACCTAAACCAGCCTGCGTATTAAGACGACTAGCAATCTTATTTGCCATCAAAGATCCTAGTTCTTGAGTAGCATTACCACTTACAAAATCCACAACTCCTCCGAGACCTGCTTGAGCTGCTTTAGTTGCTAATCCTGTTAATGTAGCATTACCGCCTGCAATAACACTGCTTATAGATCCACCAACAACTCCTAGACTCTCTGGTCCTACAGAAACATTTTCCATTTGTTGTACTGTCATCGGCATATAGAGGCAGGCTCGCTGCATTTGTTCTACACCAAAATCATCATCAAATGTCATTGGTCTAATACTTTTAATTTCATTTTTTCTATGATTAGAAATTACCTCAGCAGCTGCATCTTCGTTTGGGTTATTTCCTACAATCCTATCTGTTATAGATGTAGCTATATCACCAGCAAAATTTAATAATGCCTCACCGCCTTTTTTAGCAGCTTTTAAAAAATCTAAATCTTGTCCTGTAAATTTACTTATAGTTTGTCCACTAACTTTAATAGGAATAAATTGTATCGATGCTTTATAATTAGCATCATTTAATCCGCCATATATACCTAATGGAAATTGATGAATATACTGATTACCTTCTGTAATCTCTAATTTTAATGCCATGTTGTTACCTATAAATAAACATTTACACTATTTATAACAATTTTCATGGCGTACTCTGGAAAATTCAAACCTAAAAATCCGAAGAAGTATAAAGGTGATTATACCAATATCGTATTTAGATCGATGTGGGAGAAATATTGTTTTAAATGGTGTGATGAGAATACAGATGTAAAGTCATGGTCTAGCGAAGAGACTGTGATACCATACCTATATGAAGTAGATAAGAAGTATCATCGGTACTTCATGGACCTCAAGATTACATTTAAATCAGGCCAAACAATCCTTGTAGAGATTAAACCATCAAATCAGACTGTGCCTCCTGTGTACCCGGGCAGGAAGACAAAGAGATATATTAACGAAGGTCTAACATACGTAAAGAATCAGAACAAATGGAAAGCTGCACAACGATATGCAAAAGATCGTGGTTATGGTTTTCAGATATGGACTGAACATACTCTTGAAAAGATGGGCATCCTGCCAAAGTCTACCAAGCCACTAAAACCTTATACTCGTAAAAAACGTGTATAAATAGATGCATGGCAAGACGTAATTTATTTTCAGATTTAGAGATCCAGGCATTCCGTGCAGGTATCACTCCGCGGACAAAAGAATCTATTGCATGGTTTAGACGTAAAGCTGGAGCACTTGGTAAGGTAACAGGTGAAACAGTTTTTCAACAAGATACTGTTAGAATGCAGGCATCTATGCGTAATCCATTAGGTAACATGTATATGTTCTATTATAATGCAAAGCATAGAGCAACATTGCCATACTTCGATGCATTTCCACTTGTAGTTATTACTTCATTAGCAGAGGGTGGATTCTATGGATTAAACTTACATTATCTTCCACCACCACTTAGAGCAAAAGCTTTAAACGGTTTATTAGGTGGAGATGGTTTACCTCCTAAATATGTTAAGCCTACAATACACAGATATCTAACTTCTCAAGTGAGAAGTAAGTTTGCATTGATAGAAGAACCTGAATGGGAAATTGCAACGTTCTTACCAACTGCACAATGGAGAGGTGCAGGTGTAGGTAAAGTATACAGAGATTCAAGGGATAAGATAAGAAATGCCTAGTATAAATGAATTAAAAGCACTGGCATCACGTAAGGGCGGATTCGCACAGTCTAGTCAATACTTAGTTAAGTTACCTAGCTTAGGTTTCTACGATACACGAGACTTGAATCTGTTATGTAAGAATGTCATCTTGCCAGGTAGACAAATTCTTACAAGCGATAGAAAGATTGGTGTCAAAGATACTAAGGTTGCATATGGATTTGCACTAGATGCAGTATCAATGACATTCCAGGTTTTAAATGATTATGGAGTAAAAACATATTTTGAAGTATGGCAAGATTTAATTCTAAATAAATCTACATACACTCCTAATTACAAATCTACATATGCAAAAGACATTCAGGTTTGTCAACTAAAAAAAGGATTTGCTGTTGATACAGATCTAGAGCTTGGTCCTTTTAGATTAGATATTGATATATTTAGATCTGAAAATGTTGTATATGAATGTACACTAATGAATGCTTTTCCAACTACTATGACTGAGATTCAATTAACAAACGACGGATCTCTTGTAGAATTAACAATGAGCTTTGAATACGATAATTGGAAAAGCTCACGCTTTTATAGCAACCCTAATACTGCTTTTGTAAGAGGCCTAGGAACAATAATAAATAGGGTAAATAATATTATTAATTAATGAGGTTATATTATGGCATTGCCAAAACTGAATGATGCACCAAAATACAGTGTGCAAGTACCTTCACTTCAAAAGACGATTCGATTTCGGCCGTTTTTAGTAAAAGAAGAAAAAGTACTTTTGTTAGCTATGGAATCAGAAAATACTGATGATATATTATTAGCTATCTTAGATACAGTACAAGCTTGTATTGCTGATGATGTGGATGTAAAAAAACTTACGACTTATGATGTAGAATATCTATTCACTAAAATACGCTCTAAGTCAGTAGGAGAAACAACGAAGGTTGGTGTTAACTGCCAATCATGTAATGAAGCAAATGAAGTTGTAATAAACGTCGATTCTATTGAAGTGCAAGGATTAGATAAAGTAGAATATAATGTTCAGCTATCGCCTGATATGGAATTACAATTATCTCATCCTGCTTATTATACATTATTTGAAGATGATGATATAAAAACAGATGATCCTATTGAATCTATCTTTGCTATGGTACGCCTGAGTTTAGATAAACTAAAAACAGAAGATGATATTATAGATTT